CAGGTTGTAGTTAATGTTGCAGTATTAACAGAGGGTTTTGACGCACCACCTATTAGTTGTATTGTGCTTACTAGACCATGTTCATATAAATCAACGATGGTACAGATGATTGGTCGAGGTCTTAGGACAGTTAATCAAGAAGAACACCCTGGTTTAATTAAAAAGAATTGTATCGTTTTAGACTTTGGCACAAGTGTTCTTACTCATGGTTCATTGGATGAAGGCGTGGATCTTGATGGAGCTCAAGCGAACACCTCCGGTGCCACACCACTGAAAGTATGTCCTGAGTGTCATTCTGAAATACCATTATCATCAAGAGAGTGTCCTATTTGTGGTTATGAGTTTGGTACACAAGACAAAGAAATTCTTGAAGAATTTACTATGACAGAAGTTGACTTGATTGACAGATCACCATTTAGATGGCTTGATTTATTTGAAAATAAAAGATGTATGATGGCAAGTGGATTTAATGGCTTTGGTTTAGTGGCACACTTAGATGACCTATCTGTCGCCATTGTAAAGCGTAACAAAGGGCGTTTAAGAATTGTTAGTGTAGGAACAAAGGAACAAGCAGTTGCGTCTGCTGATGACTTTCTAAGAGGCATAGAAGATAGCGATGGTGCAAGAAAGGGTAAAAGATGGTTGAATCAAGGCGTTACAGTAAAACAAAAAAATGCTTTAGCTATGTTAGGTCGTTTTATCAGACCAATGGATTTCAGTTGGAACAAATACAAAGCGGCTTGTTGGTTAAATTATTTGTGGAATAAAAAAGAAATTGATGCAAAAGTTTTAAATTATTACGAAGGAGGTGGTAGTGCAGCGAAGTGAAGCGTTGAAAAAAGCAGATGATTTAATTAATGGGTCAAGAGCAAGAACATATGGAGATGCTTATGAAACACATGAATCTATAGCTAAAATTTGTAATGTGTTATTTGCACATAAATTAAAATCAGATCTTACTTTTGAAGACATATATAAAGTATTTATAGTTGGTAAACTTGTAAGAGACAGAGGTAACTTTGAAAAAAACATAAAGCACATGGACAATCCTATAGATGTGATTGGATTTGCGGCTTTGTGGGCAGAGGGCAAAAGTGAAACAAATAGAGGAACTAAAAATGGCAAGAGTGGAAGTTAAATATATTATTCAAGAAGAAAATGAAGTAGGCGTAGAGAATGTTAAAGAAGGATCATTGTTTATGCCATTCAAAATAGATGGCGATCCGGAAAACTTAGCAGATGAACTAGGTAAAACATTTAAAAGAATCGTAGAGACAAATAAGAATGAAGTTTTGCATATTCATTTTAGAGCGTTTTTTGATGGTACAGAAATATTAAATGGATCATTATATTCAGAACAAGGAGAAGGTAGATGGATAACCCCAACATCGGAGACAATTCATTAAAAAACTTAACTAAACTTTTTTCTAGGTTTGGTTGGGATAAAAAACTTGGTGATTTAACTGAAGAAGAGATAAAAGCCACAGTTACAATAATGCAATTCTCAAAGAAGGTAGAAGAAGATGAACAATACAATAAAAAAGAACTCGATAGATTACTTCTTAAATATGTCCATGGGCAAGAAGAATCAGAACAACGAGTTGATGAATTACCATTTTGAAGAAGTAATTAATAAAACTATTGTAGATAAAAATAAATCTGAACCTAAAAGAAAGTATTTAGGTGGATCTATGTTGGGGGATAAATGTGCAAGAAAGATACAGTATATTTATCAAGGACAACAACCTGATGAGAATAAAGAGTTTAATGCACAAACATTAAGAATATTTCAGTTAGGCCACGAGCTAGAAAATAGTATGGCTGGGTGGATTAGAAACGCAGGATTTGATCTAAGAACTTTAGATAAGAATGGCGAACAGTTTGGTTTCTCAATAGCAGATGATGAGATAAAAGGTCATATTGATGGTGTCATCTGTGGTGGCCCACTTGATGTTAAGTATCCTATGCTTTGGGAATGTAAATCTGCAAACGAAAAAAAGTTTAGAGATTTCAAATTTAAAGGCATAAAGGCAAATCCTACATATGAAGTACAAGTAGCGTTATATCAAGCCTATATGGAACTAACAGACAATCCTTGTTTGTTCACAGTTATAAATAAAAATACAAGTGAAATATTTTATCAACTTGTGGCTTTTAATCAAGATTTGGCTCAATACGCTAGTGATAGAGCAGTTGACATATTAAGAGCATCTAAACAAAATGAAATGCTACCAAGGATAGCACAGAACAGAGATGTGTTTGATTGTAGATTTTGTCAGTTCTCTGATACTTGTTGGGAGGAGGGGTGATGGCGATACAGAAGGTAGCAAAGTACCGCCATCATAGGAGATGGTAATGAACATTATTAAATTTGGCAACAGTAAACGAAGTATGGATTCTAAGGAATTAGTTGAATTAATAAGTCAAAAAGTTCCATCACAAGTTCAAATTAATTTATTGAGAGAAACATATCCACAAGGTGTCATAAGAGGGGATCAATTTACTATAGGTTCTCTTGGTGGTGAAGCAGGCAAGTCTTTAAAAATAGACATAAATCCTAGGTCACCATACTTCATGAAAGGTCAAGATTTTAACGGTGCAGACGGAGTGGGAGGCATAGTTAAAATATTGATGGAAGGTAGAAATATGAAGTTACCGGAGGTTAAAGAGTTGTTCGCCTCATATCTTGATGAAGGTACGCCACAACCAGTTGAATCAATTAATTCTATTATTACACCGGAATCAAAACAAATAAACATAAATACGCCCTATGATAGCGAACATAAATATTTAAACGCCCAAGGTGAGTTACTTTGTTTGGTGCGTAGATACAATGATATAGATGAGCACGGAAATCCCGTACTAGATTCACATGGCAAACCAAAAAAAGAATTTAGACAGTTTACAGGAGGCAGTAATTATCCTCGTATGCCTGATGTTCGTCCATTGTACAACATACCAAACATAATAGCTTCAGAAAAGATCATATGGGTTGAGGGAGAAAAATGTGCAGATGCACTTAATGAACTTGGTTATACTGCAACTTGCACAATGGGTGGTGCAGGTATGCTTTCAAGAAAGTCTGCAAACTTATTTGACTTTTCTCCGTTACATGACAAAGAGTTAATTATATGGCCAGATAATGATACTGCTGGTCGCAAAGTTGCAGAGCTAGTACAAGAACTTGCTCTTAATGCTAGTGTTAAATCAGTTACTACATTAACGCCACCAAGAGGTAAGCCTGAAAGATGGGATGTGGTAGATGCCATTGCAGAGCAATTTAACATTAATGAATTTCTCAACACTAACATTAAGCAAATAAAAAAGAACATTAATCTTCTTGATGACAGTTTGTTAATTAACAGATTTGTTGGAGAAGCACCGGAGCAAAAGTTTTTGATAGCTAACACGTTACCTTTAGCAGTGCCTATTATATTTTCTGCCGCAGGTGACAGTGGTAAAGGTATGATGACATTGGACTTAGCAATGAAAGTATCAAGTGGTCAATCAATGCAAGAATCTTTTGGTGGCATGATTAGTGAGTTTGGCAATTCAATTATATTTACTGCCGAAGATGATGAAGCAGAGATGCACAGAAGAATTGATAGACTTGATTTTGAAAACAATAGGCAAAGTTTTAAGCATGAGTTACGAATCGTGAGTTTGCCTAATGTTGGTGGTGTCTTTCCTATATTGCAAGAAACACATGATGGTTACAGAACAAGCGATGAATTTGATAAAATATACGAACAAATACTGCAAATGAAGAACTTAAAACTTATAGTATTTGATCCTTTGGCTTCGTTTGTCCACGCAGATGTAAACTCTGATCCTGCGGCGGGTGCGGCTTTAACTGGTTTGTTAGCACAAATAGCTACTGAAACTGGTGCCTCAGTTATAATGTGTCATCATATGACTAAAGTTAAAGAAGATTTAGTTGTAAGCACACCGGAACAAGCAAGAAATATGATTAGAGGCACGTCTGCATTAGTTGATGGTGTTCGTTGTGCTTTTGCATTATGGCAAGTTGACGAAGCAACTGGGCGTAGAAGATGTCAAGATTTAGGCATAGAATATAAAAGGAATAAATGCTTTGATGGTGCAGTAGTTAAATCTAATGGACCTGCTAACAGAAACATAAGGCACTTTATTAGAGATGAATTTAGTGGGTTACTTGTGGATAAAAGCGAAGATATATCAAGATTACATACTGGCTCAAACAAAGAAATAAAAAAGACTGCGTTGTTTAATTGGATTGCAGATTGTGAAAGAGAGGGTAGAGCTATGACACAGCAGTCCGGTGCAGATGCTATTCTGCAAAGAATGTCTGCTGATACTGATGCACCAAAGGTTTTAAACAACTGCACACAAAGAATGATTGATGGTCTTGTTAGAGAGTTAATACAAGAGGGCAGATTAGCTAAGTATTCCTTCAGCACAAGCGGTGGTAGAAAATGGCTTGGCACCATTGATGGCGATATGAGTAGAGGTGAATACGAGGCAACTACTGCAAGAGATAATGTATAAAATAGTAGATTTATTTAGTGGCATAGGAGGATTTAGCTATGCTGCCGAACAAATAGTGGGTGGCTTTGAAACAATAGCTTTTGTTGAAAGAGATGAATATTGTCAAAAAGTCTTGCGAAAACATTGGCACGATGTACCAATATATAATGATATAAGGAGCTTTGATGGAAAAGAATACAAAGACGCAGACATCGTTGTTGGAGGATTCCCATGTCAACCTTGGTCGGTTGCAGGA